CAATTTGTACTGAGTCCAATGTTTGGCATTTTTAGCTGTGATATCTCTTTCATTCCATTCATCAGGAACAATAAAAATATTAGGTTGGATCAAATCAATTTTATCTAATAGATCTTGAACAGTATGTTTTACTCCTTCAAATAAACCATTATCCATGATAATGAATCTATCTCTTTCTCTTGAATCTAGAAAAAATTGTCTATAATCTTCATGTTTATCTAATAAGTGAGGTAAACAGTATTCATAATCATTCCAGTCTGAACTATAAGGAAGTAGACTAAGCGGTAATTCGTGTGAAATTTTAATCATAACGTGATTGTAAATGTTTTAATGATTTTGGTAAATAAAATTTATTATAAGGAAATTTTTGTTCTAAGTGAATGTATAATTCTTCTAGTGTACCTCCAAACTCTTCCATAAATACTTTTACTTCATCTTTGGTGATTCTAAAGGCTTTTGATAATTCAATAGTAATTGATTCTAATCTATTGTCTTCTTCTTTATAATGATCTTCTAATAAACGTTTTCTTCTAGTACGAAGTAATGAAGTTTCTTCTACATAACGACCCATATCTTCAAAACCATACTTATCATGGATTTTATTCATTTCATGCTCACACCACATAGCTTGGTAATTATAATGTGAGTAATCAAAATCACCATTTTTTATCCTATCTATCAGTTGGGATTGTTTTGGTAATGTAGGTTTGGGATCATCATACATTCTCCACCATCTAAATTGATTGTATTTAAGTTTACGCAATTTAGAAAATTTTTTTTCTAATTCTTTTTCAGACAAAGATGGATTGTATATCATAACTTTTATTTTGACGGTAATATAAAAAAGGCTTCCTAGGAAGCCAAACTTATTTTACAAAAAATACTGTTGTAGATAAACTTACAAAAGCCAGTACTTTGTACCAGAATGTTTTATTCCTTTGACTCTTTAATTCTTTCTTTAAGTCATCAGTCATTCCTTTATATTCTCCAATTTGAACATCTTTTTGCTGAATGATAAACTGATTGTTTTTATCTTTAACAGTTAAAAGACTTATGATAGTATCTTTCTGTACTTCTCTTTGTTCTAATTTAATTACTTTGTCTTTAGTAAGTTTCAATTCTTCCTTACATCCGTCATAGCGAACTAAATCTTTTGCTGCTAGTCTTACTACCTTAGTTGGTAGTGTTACCTTGGTTGTATCTGTTTGTGAAAAAGAATTCAAGCTCAGCGTTAGAAAACTTATCAACAGTATTAATTTTTTCATCTGTTTGTTTTTTTACAATTGTTATGGTATTATCTATATGGTGTATTTCTTTTGTGATAGAAACTACATTTTCTTTTACTGAATCGATCTTAACATCGATTTGTTTATTGATTACTTGAGCTGAATCAATTTTTGTTTGGACTGAGTCTATTCTAGCTTCATATCCTTTAACGTCTGTTCTAATACTGTTTGTAGTAAATATATTATAACCTATTAATACAATTACTATAACCAATAAAATGTTTTGTTTATTTTGTAACATCTCTATCTCCTTTATGTTTGTCTAGTTTATCTAGTATTTGTGTTAACAGTTCATTTTTAACTACTCCTACCATTGAGGCATTTTTTAGAATAGAGATTAACTGGAATACCAAGAATGGAGCCATAATTGTCTCACTTAACCATGATGTTCCAGTGAATCCTCTTTCTATTGTTAATATAGCTGAAAGCATTACTATCCAAAATATAAATGTTTTTAGTACACTTAATGCTTTATATGTTCTGAATCCTTCTCTTTTAACTCCAGCCCACACACCGAAGAACCCATCAGTAAATATTACAAATGCTACTGAAAGGTATTGTTCGATGTTATCTGCTGTAAGATTCATAAAGTATGAACCTATAAATGCGCATGCTGTTGTCAATGATAATGTAATTAAAAGTGAAGTTTTCATCTTATATTTTTAACTATTTAACGTATTCGTAATACTTTTTAGTTTTTTCTGAACGGTCAGCTAAACCATGAGTACCACCGTTAATTCTTTTCGTAAGAGCTAAAATAGCCGCGTCATTTACTCCTTGATCACAAATTGACCACAATTTGTTTTTGTCAAAGAAGAACATTGCTGATTCAAATGAATAAGTTGTAGCTACTAAATCAGGGTTTGTCATGATTTCTGGTTTTTTCAAATAATCTGAAAATGCTTTATAATTGTCTTTTCCAGTTAATTGAAGAGCACCTCTTCCTCTAAATTTAAATCCATCTCCTGAAGCTTCAGCTCCGTTACCCATTCTAGATGCGTAAACTCTGTTAGCAATTTTTTCAGGATTTCTAGCGTAAGATTCTTCTAAGTTACCAGGAAAATATTTTCCAAAGATACCTTGTAATCCTTGTGCTGAGTAGTTTAAGTTTTCTGAGAAAGCTTTAAAACCACCTGTTTCATGTGCAGTTTGAGCAAAGAAATGCGCTGCTCTTACAGGAGTTAATTTATAAAACTCCATTGCTTTTTTCATTGTTCCAGGACCAAAAGCACCATCTGCTGCTACTCCGATCTTTTCTTGTAAACTTTTTAAACTCATAATTATTCTTCGTTATTTGTTTTACCACCATTCTTCATTACTGCAAATTTTTCTAATACATCTGGAAGGAATGAACCTAATGTGATGTACATAAATGCGTCGAAGATGTACTCGTTTAATTCTAATGCTTTACCCATGTATCCTGTTACTAGGTCTACTATAATAGCAATTACCATTACCATGAATGACATGAATCCAATTACAACTTTTTCATTGTAATCATTTGATTTTTTAAAAATACTGAAAAATCCCATAATATTATTTTAAGTTAATTGATTAATGTAACCTACTTAATAAAACGTTATTTTGTGATAAATATTAAAAGCCCCTAATATAGGGGCTTTCTTTTTGGAAATTTTAATTTGTCTTATCCATCACATGAAACACATTCAGCTTGACGTGATCCTAAATCGCCTTTAATTACTGAATCTGTTCTTAAGTAATAAAGTGTTTTAATACCTAATTTATGGGCTTCCATATGAACCTGATTAATCCATTTAGGAGAATCTTGAGGATCAAATGATAAATTTAAAGATTGAGTTTGATCAATATATCTTTGTCTAATTGCTGCTTGTCTAACTAATTCTAACTGATTAATTTCAGGGAATGTTAAGAATAATTCTTTTTCATCAGGTGATAATATAGTATCAGGTAAACCTAAAACACTACCATTATCTCTTAACATTTGGTCCCAATATTGATCTTTATTTTGGCCTTTTTCTTCTAATAAGTTTTCTAATACTTTATTTTTTCTAATAAATGTACCTTTAGCTCCATTAAAAGTATAAATGTTAGCTGGTAATGGCTCAATTCCTGCTGAAATTCCTCCTGTAATTACTGAGTTTGAAACTGTAGGTGCGATAGCTAATAAGTGAGTGTTTCTCATACCTGTACCTCTACACCATAATGGCTCTCCATACTCTACTGCTAATTGACGAGATGCAGCTTCAGCTTCGTTTTTAATTTTACTGAAAATGTTATGAGTGTGAGCTGTAGAAGCAATTGAATTAAATGGTAATCCTTTTTGTTGTAAGAATGTATGCCATCCCATTACTCCTAAACCTAATGCTCTACCTTTTTTAGCGTGGTTATTTGTTCTAACCATACTTTCTTTACCACTTGTTTTTTCAATAAATTCTTGCATTACTCCATCTAAGAAGTAAACTGATAATTGAACAGTATCTGTGTCTTTCCATTCATCATATTTTGCTAAATTTAATGAAGATAAACAACAAATAAATGAATGTTCTTCATCTGTATGTAAAGTAATCTCAGTACAGATGTTAGTCATAGAAACATCAAGATTATTCATCATATAAGCGATAGGATTTGCTTTATTAACATTATCCTTAAACATGATGTATGGTTCTCCAGTTTCCATTCTAGCTTTTAAAACCTTAGCCCAACGTTCCATTGATGGTTGGTCTCTTGATTCTAATTTTCTCATAAACACATCATCTACAACAACACATTGATGTAAATTCAAACATTGTCTATTTGGATCACCTTTTGGTCTTCTGATTTCTAAGAATTCATCAATATCAGCGTGGTTAATGTCTAAGTTAACAGATGCTGCTCCTCTTCTAACATTACCCTGATTAGTAGCAATAATAGTTGAGTCATAAATTTTAGCCCAAGGCACTACTCCTTCAGATTTGCCATTACCTTTAATTTCTCTTCCACGTGGTCTAATACGAGATAAACTAATACCTACTCCTCCACCAACAGATGTCAATTTCATCAGTTCAGCGTTAGTTAATCCTATTCCTCGTATAGAATCTGGTGTATCTACACCAAAACATGAAATAGGTAAACCTCTATCTGTACCCATGTTTGATAATACAGGTGATGCTAAACCTAACCAACCATTCCAAATAATTTTAAAGAATTTGTTCTCTAAATCAGGTCTGTTTAATCTCATTGCTGTAGCTGCTGCTACTCTTCTGTATGCTTTTTTAGGTGTTTCTCCAGGTAGCAAGTATCCCTTACTAATTGTTGCTAATGATATTTCGTCGAAATATTCAGGATAGTCTTTACCTCTTTCCCATTGTGTGTAATCTGCTACTAAGCTATTATTGTCCATATATTAAAATAAATCGTTTGCGTCCCAATTTTGAACTCCTTTTGAATAATTTGTTACTCTTGATGCGAAGAAATCTGTGTGTTGTTTACCAGCTGATAAACTATCAAACCATTTCATTCTTTTGATTGAGGCATCATCAATACCATTTACTATAGACTCGTAACCTAAATCTTGCATTTTAGTGTTAACTCTATATTTAATAAAACTAACTAAATCATATTTTGAACACCCTTCTAAATCTCCCATTTCATAAACTTTATCAATAAAGTCTAATTCTAATTTTAAAGATAATAAAGCTGCTTCTTCAATTGATTTTCTTAACTCAGGAGTGTTTAATTCTGGTTTTTCTAACATTAATTGTCTAAATAACCAACATCCTGCTTCAGAGTGTAATGACTCATCTCTAATTGACCATTCTACAATTTGTCCTACTCCTTTTAATAAATTTCTTAATTTAAAAGATAATAAAATTGCAAATGATGAAAATAAATTTACTCCTTCTGTGAATGCTGAAAATATAGCTAATGATTTTGCTCTTTCACTCCAATCAACTTCACCATTGTGTGAATCTCTTACATCCATCAATCCCTGAATCTTAGCCATTGTAGCTTCATCTTCTAAGAATTCAGAAAAATTATCTAATCCTAATTCTTCATTCAATAATGAATAAGCTTCAGCATGGATTGTTTCAAATGCTCCAAAAGTAACAGCCATCTTAATAATTTCAGGTTTTCTAAACCAAGATGTTACTAAATTTGTCCAGTAATCATTTACTACTGTTTCAGTTTGAGCAAAACCTTTTAAAATAGAACCTATAATGTTTTTTTCTGTTTCCGATAAATTTTGTTTCCAATCATTTACATCTGACATCATTGGAACTTCAGTATGTAACCAATGCGCTTGATGTTGTTTTAACCAGAAGTCATGCGCTTCAGTGTATTCAAATGGCTTATAAACCACTCTTTCTTTTGTAATGTCTCTCATGTATTTTTTTAAATTTTAAAAGATGGGTCTATAAATATTAGATATTAGTATCTGATAAGCTGAAATTTTTGAATAGATTTCCCATTGTGCTCTTCTCACTATCTGTGATTCCTCCGAATGATGTTCTATTACCTTCAGATGATGATTCTTCAATGAACTCTCTTTCGTCCATTATGATGTGACCTGTTGAAGTATCAATTTCAGCAAAATATGTCATACCATCCATTCCATATCGGTTTTTCATAATATGGAATCTTCCAGTACCATTAGTTTTATCTTTTCGTAATCTAGATTGAGACATACCAAAATCAATAACCATCATTTTATCATAAGAACCAGCTGCTTTATCTCCTTCTACTACTTCATCTTTAGCACCCGCTCTATTTACTTGTGATACAGACCAAATTGGTAAATCTAATTCTTTAGCTAATCCTTTAGTACCATAATAAAGATCATCAATTTCTTCTTTTTTATCTCTATTTCTTTTAGATGGAGCTTTTAATAAATCAACATAATCAATTAAAATTAAATCTGGTTTGAAACCTAAATCTTTTGTTTTCTGAATATGTGATTTAATAGTAGTAAGTGATGCTACTTTAGGTGCGAATTCTTTGATAATAACATTATCTTCCATGTCTTTTAAAGCATCAATTACTTTTTCTTTATTAAAACTTACTTCACTAACACTAATATTAGTATAAAAAGCATCATATCTTTTACCAACATAAGCTTCACCTAATTCTAATGTGTAATGTATTACTTTATAACCTAAATTAGCAGCGAATGCTCCTAAGGCAACTAATGCCCATGATTTTCCTCCTCCAGGACCACCAAATATTAAACCAAAATCTCCATTACCTAAACCACCTTGAAGTAAATCATTAATTAAAGGCCAAGGTGAAGGTACTACTTTTCTACTTTCAGAACGATATCTATCTTCAATATCTTTGATATACTCATGACCTAAATTCTTATCAGAACCTGCTTTTAAAGCATTATCAATTAATAATCTGATATCATCATAATGACCACTTTTTAATAAATCTACTGAATCAAGTAAAGCGTTTTTTAGTAATTGATTTTTACAGAAATTAGCAAATTCTTCCTCAACATATTCTTGATCATCATATTGAGTTGTATAAATTAATTTTAACTGTTCTTTTACAGCAGTTTGTAAAATGTCATTATCAATTTTTTTAACCTCAATTTTTAAAGTATCAAGTGTAGGTGTAGTATGGAATTTATCAAAATACTTTAAAGTTTCTGTTAAAATCCATTTAACACCTGGATGTTCGAAATGGGCTTCATCTGTAATGTCTCTTACGTTGAGTAAAAATGTTTTGTTTTTTAATAAAGAACTTATGACCTTTACTTGAAATGTTGGGCCATAATCTTTTAGACTAGCAAATGCAACCATTTATATAACTTTTATTTATGTTTATATTTTGTAAGGTATAAAAAATTATTCTGGATCCAAAACTCTACATTAGGGGAGATTTGTCTCTCTAATAGATCAGAACTATGTAACTGTAAAAATCTAGCTTGATTTAAGTCATGTGGTTCTTTTACTAATAATTTTTCTAATACTTCTATATCGTAATCAGGAATATTTGGATTTTCTAAAGACATTAATTGTTCATTAACCATTAATTGTTGTCTGAAATTCCATACGTTTCCATAGATTCCATTTTCTTCATGTTTGTCATAACCTTTTTGAATAATTTCCTTTAAGGTTACTGTTTTATCTCCTGTCAATTCAGGAAATAGTTTGTATAATTTTTTAGGACCTAATCCTTTTACTCCAGGTAAGTTATCTGAAGTGTCACCCATTAGTACTTTATAATTTATAAAGTTTTGAGGCCATAATCCGTACTCATCAAATACTTCTTTAGGACCATAAAATTTCTTTTTAATAGGTGAATATACTTGAACATTATCACTACATAACTGTAAGAAATCCTGGTCAGCTGACATTATAACAGCTTGATCAAATTTAGGAGCTAAATAACCGATTATATCATCAGCTTCTAATTTATCGCGAGTTATGATGTTTACAGGTAATTGATGTAAGTAATCCACTAATCTTAACATTTGTTGAGACATTGAAGCTGATTCATCAGCTAAATCATCAAATGAAGACCAATTTGTAATTCTTTTTAGTTTTCTATTACCTTTGTAATCAGAGTATAAATTTTTTCTGTTGGTTGTGTTACCTTCACCATCAAATACACATATTACTCTTGTAGGTTGTACTAAATTTACAACATACGCTAATGATCTTAAAAACCCAATCATACCACCAACATGGGTACCTTGGGTGTTCATACTGTTAATAACAGCAAATGATCTCATGAACGTGTTCATACTGTCAACTAACAAAACCCTACTATTTAAGTGTAGGGTTTCGCTGTTAGTATCCTCTTTTATGTTATCTAAAAGTGATTTATAACTCATAATTAAATTTCTGATGTGTCTACTCCTAAGAAATCAAGATTTTCTTCTTCCACGATATCGAAATCATCGCTTCCTAAAATATTAGCCCAATTTTTAGAGTGTTCTTTTTTATATTTGTTTATCTCGTTAGGTGAATTTTTAATAAACCCGTGAGCAGTACTTACAATAGTTCCTTTAGCTGTAACTCCTGTTACGTGATTTTTATCACAAGAAACTTTAGTTTTAAGAGCGAATTCAATTTCTTTACCGTTTTTAGTAGCTTTTACTTTCTGAGTACCAGGACTAGTTACGTTACCAAATGTGATAATGAATGAAGCATCGAAAAACATACTATCACCACCTTTATTTCTCAATTTAGGTTGAGCCATTGGCATTAAAGCTGGTTCTACCCATACTTTGTTTACACAAAGCATTGTGTTAGTATAAGATTGTGATTCTTTACGAGACATAATAATTCTCTGATTAATGAAGTTAGCAAATTGTTGAGACATTGCTCCGGCATTCCACATTGGAGAGTTAGTATTCTTATCTATAGACATTTGACATGGTATAGAACCGATTGAATCCCATAAGAATAATAAGTCATAAGGTAAGTTACCTTTCTTTTGTTCATCTAATAAGTCAGCAATAAAAGAAGCTACATCTTCAATAGATTGTAATTGTTCTCTATCTGCGTATAAGAAGAAACCATCATATGATTTGTTTCCTTCTTCATCAATAGTTTCACCTAAATCAAATCCCATTGCTGACCAATGTTCCCAACTATGTTTCATCTCAGTGATGATAATAACTGGTAATACTTGTGTCTTTTGAGCTTCAATAGCTGCTTCAATTAGTAAGGTAGTTTTACCTGTATTACTATGACCTCTAACTAAAGTGATATGTCCTTTGGGAATACCAGGCATCTCTAACATTTCTTTTACAGGCTCAGAAAAATTAATCCATGCTTGTGGTTTAAAGTTAGATGAACTTTGTCCTAGATTTTTACCTTTTTTAAACTTATCAAGTGAGAAGGTGCCAGTAATGGCCTTTCCGACTTTTCCAGAAAGGCTTTCTGTTTTTTGTTTAGCCATAATTAATCTTCGTTGAATAAATCGTCAAATTCTTCGGCGGCGAATGTTTCTTTTTTAGGAGTAGCAAATGCTTTGTTAGCAATTGGTTTTCTAGATTCTTCTAAATTAACATTACCTGTTGGTTCAAAATCCATTGCAGGACCGCTTAAGAAATCATCACTAGCTGATGATTCTGGTTTTTGTGTTTCTTCTTCAGCTTCTGCTTCTGGGTTTAACCATTCAGCTAAGAATCCTTTAATTTCTTCAAAAGTATATTTTTTATAGAAACTAATTGGTTCTGGTTGAGTACCTAACCATTTTTCTACTTCATTATTATCATCAGATAAAGTTGATGTTTTTAATGCTGGTAATACTTTTGATTTGTTGTAAGTTGTTCCTGTTGAGTCAGGACCTACTGTTTCAACTTTAATATCTCTACCTTCTAAGATGTCAGTGAAATCACCTACTTCTTCATCAGCAGCTAACGATAATAATGATTGATAAACTTCCTTACCAAATTCCCACAAACGAACACCTTTATCTTCTTCACCTCTAACAATAACAGGTGCAAAAACTCTCATTTTAGGCTCTAATTTCTTAGCCAATTTCCAGTTTTCAGGTTCTTTCGTTTTGCGTAATTCTTTAGCAAATTCAACAATTGGATCTTTTTCACCGAAGTTTAATGGTGAAATAATTGTTCTTTTTCCAATCCCATAATGGAAGTATAATTCAGTAAATGGGTTGTCTGGATTGTTTTTTGATGGGACAAATCTTACTAATTGTTTACCAATTGTAGGTTTCCAAAAGCTTAACGCTTTCTCATCTTTTTTGTTTGAATTACTTCCTTTTGGGGCAGATAATTCATTTAACTTGTTTTTAATCAAGTCTACATTCATAACTTTTTTGATTTATTGTTAAAACTAATTTAAGTGCGATAATAAATATAACATCAGTCTCGCGGGAGGCCAAATGTTTTTAAAGAGAGATTATCTTATAGATCTTAGTGTCTAATTTTCTTAGATCACCTGAGTGGGTAAGTAATATACAGTTTTTGTAATCATTCCAATCTATTATATAAGAAGTATCTAAAGTACCACCATTTAAAGATTTAATTAAATCATTTAAAGCGTTGATAGTGTATAAAGTATTAGATTCTTTCTTTCTATGTAATAGAATAGTATTTTCTAAAAGTGAGTTAGACATATTAACTGAATCTACATTATAAGTGCAAACATACTCATCAGTTGATTCAATGTATAAAACAAATATTTTATTAAATAAAATTTTATATTGGTTTTGGATTGTCTCCAACGTAACTTCCAATTCGTTTTTATTGGAAAATGTACAGAATAATTTGTTCATGTAATCTTTATCTAGATTATATGGGGTTGCCATGTTATATTGTAGATAAATATGTGAAGGAAGTGCTAACTGTGAATCGTTCATTTTTACTTTAAGTTATTATAATTTGTTCCATACTTTGCCTTAACTTTAAACCCAAATGTGGATTCTAGCAATGATTTTATTTGTAGTAGAGTCTCTTTACCATCCTCCCTACTATAATCTATTAATACGGAATCGTAAGTATATAATATAATACTACTTTTCTTAGTAGCCAAATATTTCTGTAATTCTACTATAGAGCGAACATTAAAAAAAGTTTCTCCAGATTGTAGTTTATAGTTTAGTAGCTTTTGAGGTGTTGGATTTTCGATATCAAATAATTTTCTCCCTCCTACTAACTCTAACCTACCCTTAGTTTCATATGTCTCCCAGATTTCATCTGTATATTTAGCTACTTTCTGAAAAAATGGTATGTCTTTATATTGTTGAAAAACTCCTCCGTATAATTGTTTAAATGTTAATTCTTTGGATTGTTGATATTGTTCTTCTGTTAAAGTATCTGTTTTAAAATACATTTTACCTAAAGTCTCATGGACCGATTCTTTTCCAAATTCATATTCAATAAATTTAGCTAAAATTCGTGGATGATACGCTTCATAATCAAATTCAAATAAAATATCGTTTTGAGGTACAATAGCGGATCTTGCTTCTCCATGTTTTGGTAAGGCGGCAAAATTTATACTATTAAATGAATTTGTGGGTCTTGATGTAAAATTATACAAGTTATATTGAGTATAAATTCTACCATCTTTTATATTAAATTTTGGGTTTTTAGGTTTGAAATTCATGTCAAAAACAGCTAAATCTAACGCTATACCTTGTTTCTCGATATCGTAGAACACCTTAATATAATCATGGTTATAATAGCTGTTATATCTTTTTAAGCTTATAAAACCTACTATCTTTTGATATATCTTTTCTTGAGTCTCATAGTGTTTTGAAATAGGGATTAGAGAATTGACATTCTTTAAATTACCATACTTTTGATAGAAATGGATGTGTATGTTTGTGTCTAAATCTTGTATATACGGAGGGGATTGGGACGTGGATAGTGAAAGCAGATTTATATCTAAAACATGTTCACCTAAAAATTCCTCACCTAA